TACCTGGAATCCATTTAGCAATATCCTGACGGATCAATACGGGTCTGCATCTGTTTCTATGAATCCTCCGAACGGAGGATTATCGACTGCGACATATTTAAAGTATGCAACAAGGGCAACAGCGGGAGTAAATGGTGATTACAATACTTTCCGCAGCGGTGGCGCGTGTAATTTTTCAGTCGCAAATTATACGTCCAAGCGCGTCCTCGACCCCCCTCCCACCGGCGCACTGATCCTCGCAACCAAAGGCGGGGCGAGAGGCTGGACATCATCCGGCTCTCCTTCTGCTGTCAATCTCAATGCCATAACCTCCTACACCATCTACGACATCTCCATCGGCGCATTGGCGGATGGGAAGCATGTAATAGATGTGTACCAAGGGAATAGTTTATTGAGAGGCTTCGTGAAAGCAGCAGGGAGTGTAGTAACTTATGGAGCCGATAAGTCCGTAGTCGGAATTACCAAAGCCAACCCTGGCATCTTAACGCTTTCGGCTGGTCATAATTTACAAAACGGCATGCTTGTATATCTTCACGACCTTACCGAAATGACAAGTCTAAACACCAAGTACAAGTCTCTCACCAATGCATCAGGGGACACTTTTCAGCTAGGAGATTTATCTGGCGCAACAGCAGCAGAAACTACAGGCGGGAATTGTGCCAAACAAACTACCGCTCCTTCTGCCAATGGCGTGACTATCGTATCCCTATTAAACGGCGCAACCTACAACTTCCCCCTCATCGCTCCAAACTTCAATCCCAACGCCACAACCTTCTCCATAATCATCAGGAGGATTGCATGAGACTTTTCCTCCTTACCTTAACCTTCCTCCTTCTCTCATGCGCTCTACCCTCTTCCCCTATTACTTGCGTAGACCGAGCCACTATGCAAACTCTCAACCAAATCCGCAACAATCATCCAGCGGAAATTGCAGTTGGCTCTACCCCTATCCTCGGAATCGACCATGCACAGGCCAAACTCATATCCGGCTCCTATTTAATCCAAGACAACTACTCCGTCTATCCAGGCGGCAAGGACTTTTTGTACTTCACCCCGTACCGAACAGTTACCATCGAGACTTGGCTATGTGAACAGTACCGACTATGCGGATGTAAAAATTACAACGCGACCCCTTAACCCTTTTAATTGTACTCTTTCCTGCGAAGCGAGTGCTTTGCAACCACCAGGAGGAGAAAAATGAACACAAGCAGCAGATTCACCGAGCAACTTTCGATCCTAGTTCTTTTAATTTATTTCCTTATCTTCGTTCCATATACATGCGGAGCGGCAACTGGCCCCACTTACTATGAGCATCCAGACCTGATGCAAATTATCATCGGCGGACTGTTTGCTCTCGTCCTCTGGTACACCGCGAAGACGCTAAAGAAGATCGACACTAACCAGAATGAGATCTTTCAGCGACTAAGAAACGTAGAAATCGGTTTTGCTGAATTACATGCAGAACACAAAATGAAAGTAGGTACGCATAAATGACAGCAGCTATTCTTTCTTTACTCGGTAGTGGGCTTGGGGCTTTAATGCGCCTCGTTCCCGAACTGTTAAAGCTCTGGACGAACAAACAAGATCATGCTCACGAACTGGACATGACAAAGCTCCAGCTTGAGATTGACAAGGCCAGGGCTACGCAAGAGATAGACAAGGTACATGCGAACGAAGGGCTAGAAGCTGTCAGGGGTGAATTTGCGGCCTATTTCGAGGCTATTAAGGGGCAGGGACAGCTAACCGGAGTAAAGTTCATAGATGGGATAAATCAGTCTGTGCGTCCTGTTTTGACCTACTGGTGGATGCTTCTGTTCACTGTTTACAAACTCAATGTAATTTACAACTCCAGCAACATCCAAGAGTTCTTAAAAAATCTTTGGACTGACAACGACGCAGGGATTCTTTCAATGATTCTTGCTTTCTGGTTCGTGGACAGAGCCTTTAAGTACATAGCAAAAAGGTGACAATGACAGCAAGGGAAACGCATTATATAACGCTGTTCCATCTAACTCCTTTTTTGATTAACTCAATTAAGGTTTGCGACATGTTGCATAAAGCAGCAACTTCTCCACAAGTAAGTCCAAGTTGTAAACTTTTGCGAATAATTCTTACTTGCTTTGCTGTTAGTTTCGCTGATGGATGGTTTTCACCGCGTATGTTGACGAGGCCGGTTTCCCATTGCAGTTCTGTGTTTTTTGCAAGAGTTACCCATTCAAGATTTTCGGGACGATTATCTAGCTTGTTTCCGTTTATGTGGTTTACGGTTGCGTTTGCAAAATGCCCAGGAACGAATGCAAAGGCAACTAAACGATGTACCGAAAATTTTTTACGTACTCCATCCCTACGACAAGCAACTTCCATGTATCCATTGCTTGCTTTGCATTGGGACAATTCTCTTGCTTTGTAAAAAAAGTTACCTATTTGAGTTTTATTATTTTTTGTTCTTTTAAACGATGTAACTCCTGGCATTGTTCGGATGTTTCCATTGTTGGAAACGTTAAAGGTAAAACCTTTTTCTGTTACTGATTTCCAAATAGTTTCCATGTAAGTTTGCTCCTTTAGGTAAGTATTATAGACTACATGACATACATAAAAGAAAGAGTCAATGAAATAAATAAAATTGTTCTTGCAAAATTATGCTTAACATTCGAGGGCATGGAAAAAGTAAAAAAAGATGGATTAGTTTATCCATATTATTGTCCAGCGGGATTCCCTACGCAAGGGGTTGGAAGAAGGATTAAGGATATTCATAATTCTGCGATAACAAAAGAGCAAGCTTTGGATTGGTTAATCGAGGATATGCGGATTCACCTTACGGCATCCAAGAACCTCTGCCCTGGCCTTAAAAATGAGTCTCATGGTGCGATTGCCGACTTCTCTTACAACTTAGGAGCAACTCGCTTGGCTGGTTCAACACTACGTCGGAAGCTTAACAAAGGGGATTACGAAGGGGCTAAATCAGAACTATTAAAATGGGTGCGAGGCGGAGGAAAAATTCTTCCAGGGCTGGTTATTCGTCGCAAAACTGAAGCGCAATACTTAGGGGAAAATAAATGAAATACACTATCTATACCGAACCCGTACTGGAACCTTTTTCGCTTGCCGATTTGAAATTATTTTGCAAGCTCGACTCCCAAACCTTCGACGGCAACCTAACCGACACCCAATGCTTTGCCCTCGCCTCTCATGCCATAGCCAACAATTACACTACCCATGTCGGTACGGGGATCAATGTCCTTGGCAAACAGGCAATTATAATCCTTTCAGCTGGAACCAACGAAGCGGGGGGAACTAACGATACGAAGATCCAAGAATCGGACGACGACATAGACGGACATTACACCGATTGGGCTACGGGTGCATTTGCCCAAGTTACAGTTGCAAACGATAACGCCAACTACAAAAAACAGTACACCGGAACCAAAGCATACATCCGTACCGTATCCAAAGTCTTAGTTGCAGCTTGCACCTTTGGAACGTCCGTTCTAATAAACGAAGCCACGACTCCCGAAGACGCCTACTTAACCTCTCTTATCGCAACCACCAGGAAGGACTTTGAGAAGCGCACTCGCCGGAAACTTTTGACCCAAACCATCGACTACTATCTAAACAACTTCCCCGATGGCGACTACATTACTCTTCCGTTCGGCAATCTCCAGTCCGTAACCTCCATCAAATACAAAGATACGGCAGGCACGGAATCCACAATGACGGTAACAACCGAATACCTTGTGGAAACCAATGGCAAGAGTTACGGGCGCATTGTTCTCCCTTATGGTAAATCTTGGCCTGGGACAACCCTGTACCCTTCTAATCCTATCACCATCCGTTTCATCTGTGGCTATACAGCAGCGGCATCTATTCCCGAAGACTGGGTGCTATCCATGAAGATGCTATGCGACACCCTTTACCACAAGCGCACATCCCTCATGATTGAGGCTCCAGGGGCGATGATAAAAGAGCATTCATTCGTAACCAACACCGTATTCGATGCAACTCTTACTAAGGAATTTTAAACAAGGACTATACGAATGGAAACCGGCGACCTCACTGAATCAATTTATATCCAACAGGAATCCCGCGTACCTACTGCATCCGGTGGAGCTACGATTACTTGGTCCAATACCACTACCAGTCCCATTTGGGCAAACATAATCGAAATGCGAACAGGGGAGGCGGTAAAGGCGATGGCGGAATCCGGCACCATGTTTTTCCGTATCACCATCCGCTATAGAACGGGCGTTCTAAAGTCTATGCGAATCAAATGGGGAGATCGGTACTTGGCAATCATGGGCAGTCCGATAGAAACAGTCAGGCGCACATGGCTGGAAATCAGAGCGAAGGAGACAAGGTAGGCATATATGAAAGCTTTCAAAACCGGCCTCATGACTTACTTTACTGCCACCGCTGGAGGCGCGCACAACACTTTTTACCTCGACATGGCAGGCAGATTGTACGACTACGGCTCCGTTCCTCCTGAATCTTCCCGCGAGTACCCTTATGCCGTTTTCCACATCATAGGCGACATCCCTGAGTACCCAGGTGGACACACAATCGAAGAACTCATACTCGAATTTAGCATCTTCTCAGCCGATTATTCCCTTGCCGATGATTACATGACGCACCTTCGCACTCTCTACGACGACTGCGTTCTGACAATCACAGGCTACACCCCAATCTACTTCATCCGTTCCAATTTCATCGACGACGTAGGGGATTATATCGACCTGGTTACTCCATCCGGCACTACTGGGGTAAAGCACTCAACTCAAGATTACGAAATACAAATTACTACATAACCACAAGGAGGCCCAAATGATAACACCCTGGAGAGGACGCGCAATTATTGAATGCACCAGTCCTAAATGCAAGATCGACCCTGTAAAGGAGAACGTAACTGTCGATTGTTTGGACTGTGAGTTATCCAAAAATACAGTGATCGACTTGAACGAAAAACCCATCGGACAGTTGAAAAAGAAAGTTGCAAAAAACTTATCTTTAGGCGAGGAAGCGGCAAAGAGTTAACACTAAAATAAACAACGGCGAACTTAAACAATTTGCCAAAAAGTTCAATAATAAGGAGGACTTACAATGGCGTACGGAACAACTCCCTTCCACGGAAAGAAGTGCCGCGTGGAGAAAAACAATGTAGTAATGGATTATTCAAAAGGATGGCAGCTATCGGTCCAGTTGGACATGGCGGATTCTTCGCGAGTCGGGCAGGACTGGAAAGAAGGCATCCCTGGCATGGCCGGATGGAACGGCTCGTTTGAAGTTTACGCTGTTCTTGGAAATGCCGAGCAGATAGCTTTCTTTAACAACATCGTCGCCGCAACTCCTGGTACGCAGCTTACCGATGTGAAGTTCCTGCTGGATACCACTACCAACGGATTTTCCGGCAACATCTACATTACCGGCGTGTCCTTCAATGCAACGATGGGCAACGTAGTTTCCGCGACAATCAATTTCCAGGGCGACGGCGCACTTACACTGTCCAACGCTCAGTAAGGAGGTAGATCATGCCTACTACTCCTACACACGGTAAAAGAGGCGCTTTATATGTCTTACGCCCCAATGGATTTTCGGGAGTCGGCCTAAACGATGTTACCTGGGGATTGGCTTATAATGGCGCAGCTACTGGTTATTATGAAGTTGTAATCGACCATGCCAATGCTCCCGACTCTTTCAAATGGCGTAAGGACGGAGGCGCATGGACAGAAGATGTCGCTATTACCGGCGCAGCTCAGAACTTATCCGACGCTCAAACAATTACCTTCGCAGCCGATACCGGCCATACGGTAAATGACCAGTGGGTAATCGGGAACTTGGCGGCTGAGGCTTGTACGGAAAACGGCGCTACCGCTCAAATAACCGCTGCAGGCAATCGTTTACTTAACCCCAATGCGATTCCCGTATTCACCGATGCAGGCGGCAAAGCGGTAGATCAGATCAACTTCACAAACGGTACGGCGATCTTCAACGGAAACGTGGGGGCCGTAACTGTCGCGGGGAACAATGGCTACATTCCCGTCGCCGCACTCAGAAAAGTTGGCTATCTTATCGACTGGAATGCAAGCATCTCCGTTGATTTAGCCGACATATCCCGCATGGGACAAGATTGGAAGCAGTCGATTCCAGGGATGGCCGGTGGACAAGGTTCGGCCAATGCTTACTTTATCGCTTCGGAACCTCTGTTGAACTGCCTGATTGAATCCGTAAGCGGGGATGCATATTGCTTGCTCCAGCTCTTCACTTAC